CGCCCGCGCCGACTCCGCGCCCGTGTTGGCGTTTGGCGTGGACGTGTCGCAAGACAGAACGTCCGCCGCAATCGTGGCGGCGGGTCGCGACGGCGAGCGCGTCACGGTTGAAGTCATCGCAGCGGAACCCGGGACGAATTGGGTTGTCCCGGCGCTACGCCGTTTGTACGCCCGCCGGAACACGGTTCCGTTTGTTATGGACGCGCTTAGTTGCGCTTCGATTGTGGCGGAACTCCGCCGGGAACGTATCCCGGTTGAAGTCACGGGACCTACTGACATGGCGGCGGCGTGTTCCGTTATGACGGACCTACTTAACGCCGGGTTGTTGAATCATCGGACGGACCCGGCGCTAGACCATGCGGTAGCGAACGCCACAACGAAACGTCTACGGGACGGTTGGGCGTGGTCGCGGCGCGACACGGAACTAGACATATCGCCGTTGGTCGCGGCGACTCTTGCCGTACATTCCGCGATGACGAACCCGGCGGCGCTACGTCCGTCGTTGGCTATCGCGGAGTAGGTAGTGTCCGGGTATGGACCCGGGAACGTATGACGACGGCGAAGCGTATTCCGCGGGCGATACCGGACCCGCGTTGCACGGCGAGATTTGGCTACACGATTTGCCAGACGTGATAGCGCGCGCCGGGTTGGTTGTCGCGACGTATCCGGGTTGGGAAACTCGCGCCCGTTCGTCCGGCGGCTATAACGCGCTACACGCCGTGCAAGTTCACCATACGGCGAGCGCCACGACGCCCGCTAACGACATGGCGTACATATGGCGGAACGCGGCGGATAGGCCCATTGGCGCTATCTATCTCGCCCGCGACGGGTTGGTAACCGTTGGCGCAGCGGGCGCAACGAACACGTCCGGCAAAGGCGGACCACGCGCCACGACTCGCGGGACGATTCCCAAAGACGACGCCAACCGCTACGTGTTGTCCATTGAAGCCGCTAACAACGGCGTTGGGGAACATTGGCCTACGGCACAAATCAACGCCTACAAACGGCTAGTCCGGGCGTTGTGCGACGCCTACGGACTCGCCGTCGCAGATGTCCACGCCCATTGGGAATGGACGACACGCAAGACGGACCCGGCGGGTAACTCGCCGTATGCGTCCGGCGCCGCTAAATGGAACATGGACGCGTTCCGTCGCGACGTAGCCGCGCTAGGTACTCCGCCAGAACCGCCCGCCCAACCAATCCCGGGAGTTAACGACATGTTCTACCCAATCAACCCGTTTCGCAATTCCGATACCCGCGTGTTTGGCGGCGACGGAGTAGCCGCCGGGACCTACACGTTCGGACTTAACCCGCCAGTGTTCCCGGCGGACGTGGCGGCTATCGCGTTGTCTGTTACCGCTATCGGGTTCCGTTCGCCCGGCTTCGTTACCGTCTGGCCGCATGGACAACCACGCCCGGACACGTCCGTAGTCAACTACACGACGAACGGGATAGCGCACAACGGCGCCGTGTTGGTTGGCGTGGACGGACTCGCCGGGTTCAACATTTACACGAACGCGCCCGCCCATCTGATTTGCGACGTGTCCGGCTATTGGACCCGCTAGGTACGAACGCCCGTTCTAGCCGGCGGCGTTCCAATCGAACGGGCGTCCTAGCCGGCGGGCTCGAGCCCGAACACGCAATCGAACACTAGGTAAAGATTCCCGGGTTGCGGAATATTTCTACTTGACAACTTCGCCGGAATCGGGTTCCTATATTCCAACTACCCTCGCAGCGCGAGGGAAGCGGGTCTAGCGCAGCGGATAGAGTCTCCCGCGCTAACCCGCTTGACCCGGTAGACGGGTTCAACCCGGCGCCCGGCGAGTCTCTTTGTGTGTGTTGTTGAGACACAACGGGAAACGCAACCCGCTACCGCTTCCCTGCCATTGGCGCTCGCTTCGCTCGCGCGTAAATATGCGTTTCGTTTCTTTGCCGTTGTAATCAACTAACACAAAGACGTTGTTACGCTCCGTGGTATGACAGACGAAGAATTGTTCGCAGATTCCACGCCCGCGAAGCGCTCGCCCGTTGACGACACGTTGACGCCGGACGTTGTAGACCGGTTGGTTAGCGCGCTACACGCCACGACGCCCGATTGGTACCCGGACTCGCGCGTAGCCGTTCGCAACTACATGTTGAACCGTTGGCATTCCAAACTGGCCGCGGAACACGGCGTGGACGCCGTTATCACAACGTGGACGGGTTCCGGGCGCCCGCCGCTAGGCGTTCTGCAAACGGCGTATAACTCCGCCGCCGCCCGGCTAGGTATCGCCGTCCGCCACGACTCGCCGCCCGCGGATTGTGGTTTGTGCGACGGTTCCGGCTATGTCACGTTTGACGACATTTCGCCCGTGTCGGGACTCTTGACTAGTTACGCGAAACGTTGCAACCATCCGGCGGACGCCCGCCGCGACCCGGAACCCGTCGTGTCGTTCGCCCGCGGGCAAGAAATTATTGCGGGAATACTTGACAAGCGCGCGTAAAGACGTTCAACGTGGCGGCGCATGGCGACGAAGCGCGAACGACTCCGCGATTGGTGGGACCAACTAGACGCGCCAAAGGATAGACCCGGCGTCCGCGCCGCCGCTTCCAACGTACCTAGCATTTCCGCAGGATTAGGCGCGTTTACGTGGACGCCAATCACGGACGGTTCGCGCTCCGTCGCCATGTCACTACCAACGGTTCAACGCGCCCGGGACATTCTTTGCGCCGGGTTGGGTTCCGTGGAACTCGCCGCGTTCCTTTGGGACAGAATCGCGCGGACGTTGACGCCGCACCCAAACCCGCCAACGTGGTTGGATAGACCGGACCCGGACAGGACACGGGCGGCGTTGGTCGCGGACACGGTAGACGACATGTTGTTTCACGGCGTCGCCTATTGGCGGGTAACGGAACGTGACGCCGCCGGTTGGCCGCTTGCGTTCCGTCATTTGCCCGCGGCGCAGACTTCGCAGAATGATGACAAGACGTGGCGCAGCGGAGATAGCGAGCGAATCCCGGCGCGGGACGTGTTGGTTATGGAATCGGCACAAACCGGCGTGTTGTTCCACGGGTCGAACACGCTTGATACGGCTATCAAGTTGGAGGACGCCGCTAACCGGTTCGCCGCTACGGAAGTCCCGGCGGGTTGGTTGGCGCAGACGGGCGGAATCCCGTTGACGCCCAAAGAACAAACGGAAATGGCGGCGCGGTTCCAAACGGCGCGGAAGTCGCAAACCGTCGCCATGTTGTCCGAACATGTCGAATGGCACGAATCGTCGTTCGACCCGTCCCGTCTGCAATTGACGGAAGGACGGCAACATATGGCTACGGAACTCGCCCGGCTTTGCAACGTTCCCGCCGCCGTCGTCCATGCGCCTACCAACGACTCTTTGACGTATTCCAACGAAGCGGACCAACGCGCGGACCTTTGGTATTTCGGAATCGCGCCGTTGGCGGAAGCAATCCAACAGACACTTTCCGGACCTAACGTGACGCCACGCGGAACCGTGGTCCGGTTCGACCCGTATAACCCGGCGTCCGATATTGGCGACCCGTTCACGAAGGACGAAACGACGAATGTACCTAACGTTTAACTCCGCGCCCGGCGATATTGAACTAGTCCGCTCGCCCGACACGGACGGCGGGAAGCCGCGCCGTATTGTCGCCGGACAAGCGTTGCCGTACAACAAAGTTGCACGGGTCAACGGCGGACAATTGGTTAAGTTCCTGCCCGGTTCCGTCAACGCCGCGGGCGCGCCCGTGGTCCGCGACCACGACTACACGCGTCCGGTTGGCGTCGTTGTTGACGCGTCCGACACGGAACACGGGCACAACGTCGCCGCCCGTCTGTCCGCCACGGCGGGCGGCGACGAATCCCTAACTCTCGCCGCGGATGGCGTTCTAACGGGTTGGTCCGTTGGCGCTTCCGCGGACGAATATTCGTGGGACAACGACGGCGCCGAACCCGTCCTAGTTGTGTCCGCGGCTACCGTCCGTGAACTCTCGCTATTGGTTAATCCGGCGTTTGGCGCGGACTCGCAAGTAACAGACGTGGCCGCGAACGCCGGACACGAACCAACCACGGAGGAAACAAACCCAATGGACACAATCACAATTGACCCGCCCGCGGACGTGAACGCGTCCACGGGTCCCGTTGATATTGTCGCGACGGCGCCCGCGCCGGTTCGCGTCAAGTCGGAACCGGAATTGACGGCGGCGCAGTACGCCGTTGAAATGATCTTGGCGCAGCGCGGCGACGCCGCCGCCGCCCGGGTTATCGAAGCCGCGTTGACGGCTAACGACGAACTCACAAACCCGGGAATCCTTCCGCCGCAGTACGTCGCCGGGATTCTTGGCGGATATATGCCGTATCGTCCCGCCTACGCGTCCGTCGCGCACGGAACGCTTCCGTCCGCCGGTAACGATTTGGTCCGCCCGAAATGGGCGAGTCTGCCAAAGGTCGCGAAGTACGCGGGCGCGAACACGGACCCGCCTACCGGCGCCGTCAATATCGGCAACGTGCAAGTTCCTAAGCAAGCGTGGGCGCATGCCGTACTCGCTTCGATTGCGCTTATCAACCGTTCGGACCCGGGTTACGCCGCGGAATACTTCCGCGCCGCCGTGGAATCGTTCTACGTCGAACTTGACGCGGACATTGCGGCGACCATTGTTAGCGACGTGACGCCAAACGGCGAGCATGACAACGCGCTTAACGTGATTGCCACGGCGGTACAGAATGCCGTTGTAGCGCAGACGGTTAGCGGCGTGTTCGTTGGCTACTGGCCGGAATGGGCGCTTGTCGGAATGAACGTTTGGGGCGCGCTTGTCGGCGCTTCCGCGTTTAGTGGTCCCGCATACGGAACCGGAACCGCGAACATTGACACGCCGCAGGGAACCGTTAGCGGTATCTCCGTCCGGGCGTGTCCGGCTATCGACCCGGACCTTTGCATTGCGGGCCATCCGGCATACGCCACGGCGTATACGTCGCCAAACATGGACTTGCGGGCGCTTGTCGTCAATACCATGTCTGTCGAATTGGGTTTCTACACGGACACGGCGCTTATGGTCAACAACGACAACGTGTTGGGCGCCGCTACCTACGCTCCCGCGGGCGGCGCTCGCGTCGTCAAGACGGCGAAGTAATCCGCTATGGCGTGGACGGACCTAGCGCGCGTCAAGCGGTTTCTAGCGCTTGCGGAGTCGGATACGGCGGACGACGCCGTTATCACGGACGCAATCGAAGCC